TGGGCAGCAATAGTAAATTAAAGCTCTACCCCCTTGCAGATTTGATACGGTTAGGGTTGCAAGAAAAGATGACGGCAGATGTCGATGCAATGTCGCCGAATGATAGGCGTGCATTTTGGCAAGCAGAGAACGAACGGCTGAAATATGAACGAGAAACTGGCGAGCTGATCCCTGCTTATGAAGTGGCTCAAGAAATGAGTATCTTGGCGAAAGCGGTGGTACAACAGCTTGAAACCTTGCCAGATATTTTAGAACGTGATGCCGGATTGCAACGTAATGCGCTTATGCGAGTGCAGCAAGTGATTGATGATATTCGTGATCAGATGGCGCAGCATATTCAACATACTGAAAATAAGGAAGAATAATGTTTGCCTCAGCAAAAGATATTCGCCGAGATATTGCAAATGCGGTGAAAGCCCCAAGGCGAATGAAAGTTTCCGAAGCAGTGGCGGAATATATGCGTGTACCAATTGGTGGCGGAAACTCCGTAAAATGGGATAAACATACCGCCGCTTATATTCTTGAACCAATGGACTGCCTAAGTTCCCGAGAATATGATGCGGTGATTTTTGTAGGTCCTGCGCGAACAGGGAAAACCATTAGCTTAATTGATGGGTGGATTAGTTATTCAATAATCTGCGATCCGTCTGATTTCTTGTTGGTGCAATTAACCCAAGAAAAGGCAAGCGAACACAGCCGAAAAAGATTAGATCGTACATTCCGTTGTTCACCTGAAATTGCGAAACGGCTTAGCCCACGTAAAAACGACAACAACGTGCACGATAAATATTTTCGTGCTGGAAATTTGCTTAAAATTGGCTGGCCGTCAATCAATGTATTATCTTCATCGGATTACAAATATGTAGCTTTAACGGATTACGACCGTTGGCCAGAAGATATTGATGGTGAAGGTGATGGTTTCTCTCTTGCTAGCAAGCGCACCACAACCTTTATGTCTGCAGGAATGACCTTAGTGGAAAGTTCGCCAGGGAAAGACATTGTTGATATAAAACATCAAACTAAATCAACGCACGAAGCGCCACCGACAACCGGAATTTTAAGTTTGTACAATCGAGGTGACCGCCGTCGGTTTTATTGGCAATGCCCTGAATGCGAAGCGTATTTTGAACCCTCAATGGCAAATATGGTGGGCTTTCGTGATGAAACAGACTTTGTCAAAGCCAGTGAAAATGCCAGATTACAATGTCCGCATTGTCAACACCATATTACACCAGAGATGAAGCGAGAGCTGAATATCAAAGGGGTATGGCTAAAAGAAGGGCAACGCATTGACAAACAAGGCAACATTCACGGTGAAGGGCGTAAATCACGTATCGCCTCTTTTTGGCTTGAAGGTCCAGCCGCTGCCTATCAAACGTGGGCGCAACTCACTTACAAGCTCCTTAATGCAGAACAAGAGTATGAATTAACAGGGAGTGAAGAAACCTTAAAAGCAGTGATCAACACCGACTGGGGTTTACCTTACTTACCACGCTCTGTGCTGGAACAACGGCGTGCTGACGAACTAATGGAACGCCGTGAAGACGCAGACAAGGATAATAAGACAGTACCTGCACAATGCCGTTTTCTTATTGCGGCAGTGGATGTTCAGGGCGGACGAAACCGCCGTTTTGTGGTGCAAATTGTCGGCTATGGTGAAAATGGTGAGCGTTGGTTAATTGACCGTTATAACATTTCGCACACCTTGCCCGATGCTGACGGTGTGATTGAACCGATTGATCCAAGATTGCCCGATGATTGGTACATTCTTATTACTGATGTATTAAAAAAACAGTACCCTCTTGCTAACAATCCAGAACATTTTATGCCCATTCTGGCAATGGCGGTGGATAGTGGTGGGGAAGAGGGCGTAACGGACAATGCCTATAAATTTTGGCGACAATGTCGGCGTGAAGGGCTAAGTAAAAAAGTGTATCTCGTCAAAGGTGACAGCACTAAACGGCAAAAACTCATTACCAAAACCTATCCGGATAATACATCGCGTTCAGATCGACACTCATCAGCGCGCGGTGATGTGCCGTTGTATTTATTGCAAACCGATTATCTCAAAGACCGCATCAACAACGCCCTTGCTCGCCAAACGGAAGGAGCAAATTACATTCACTTTCCGCGCTGGCTTGGTGAATGGTTCTTTGACGAGTTAGTTTATGAAGAGCGTGGGCCAGACGGAAAATGGCGTAAACCTGGTAAAGGCAACAACGAAGCCTTTGATTTATTTTGTTACGCCCACGCTATTGCGATTTTACGCGGCTATGAACGAATTAAATGGGGCGATGAAAAGCAAGTGCCGGATTGGGCAAAATTACCCGAGATTAATCCCAATATTTTAAGAAATTCCACCGCACATCACACCCAAGAAAGTGCGGTAGAAAAAACGCAAGAATTACCTCTCAAAGCCAATATGACGAAAGAAAATGCCACTTGGCTGACAGGAAAACCTTATCGAAAAAGAGGGTGGTTATGAGCCTTTATACCATTGATGAATTAAAACAAAAAATCCGCTTGCTTGATGAAAAAATCGAAACGGCACAAAGCCAAGTGAGTTTTAACGGACGAGCGGTTTCTTGGCAGATTAATGAGCTGAGTAAACAGCGTGATCGCTATCAATCAATGTTAGACGAAATGCTGGCACGAAGTGGGCAAAAAGTAAAAAAACATAGCATCAAATATGCGAGGTTTATGGGATGAATATTTTAGAAAAAACCATTGCCGCACTTTCCCCACAGTGGGCTGCAAAACGATCTAAAAGCCGCTATGTGCTTAATGCATACGAAGCCGCATTGCCCAGCCGAACTCATAAGGCTAATCGAGATGGGCAAGGTGCAAACGTTAATGTGCGACAAAGTGCGGTGAGTTTACGTGAGCAGGCTCGTGCGTTAGACCAAAATCACGATATTGTGATTGGGATTTTAGATAAACTCGAAGAACGGGTGATTGGTTCAAAAGGCATTCATATTGAACCACAGCCCCTAATGAAAAATGGTGATGTCCACAAAGGACTTGCGGAACAAATCCGCAAATTATGGTCGGAATGGTCTATCAAGCCTGAAGTGACTGGTCTTTATACACGCCCCGCACTAGAAAGAATATTATTGCGCACTTGGTTGCGTGATGGCGAGGTGTTCGTTCAGCTGGTGAAGGGAAAAGTACCGGGCTTGGTTCACTCTTCTCAGGTTCCGTTTTCATTAGAAGCCTTAGAACCAGATTTTGTGCCAATGAATACTGATGTGGCAAAAGAAAATTTGCTACAAGGAGTTTATCTCAATGCGTGGCGTAAACCTACCGGTTATCAAGTTTATTTAGATAATCCGCAAGAGTCGGGGAAATTTTACGACAAAGTCAAAACCGTCTCGGCAGAAAATATGTTGCACTTGGCTTTTCGTAAGCGATTACATCAAATCCGTGGTGTGAGTATGTTGCACGGGGTGATTGTCCGCCTTGCTGATCTGAAAGAGTACGAAGAAAGCGAACGTGTTGCAGCACGTATTGCTGCCGCAATGACGCTGTATATTAAAAAAGGTGACGCACAACTTTATGATACAGATGAAACAAGCGAGAGCGGAGAACGGTTATTTGACATTGCACCCGGTGCGGTCATAGATGATCTAAAGCCAGGTGAAGATATTGGCTTAATTAATTCAAATCGTCCGAACACCAATTTAGAGAGTTTCCGCAATGGGCAATTACGCGCCACAGCGGCTGGCACACGCTCCAGTTATTCTAGTATCGCCCGAGATTATAACGGCACCTATTCCGCGCAACGGCAAGAATTGGTAGAAAGTTTTGAAGGCTATGCGGTGTTGCAAGATACCTTTGTGGCGGCAATCTCTCGTCCGATTTACCGAGAATGGCTCAAGATGGCCATCGCAACACAAGCCATTCAAGTTCCCGCCGATGTCGATCCCGACTCGCTCTTTAATGCGGTTTATTCTGGGCCAGTAATGCCGTGGATTGACCCAATTAAAGAAGCGAATGCGTGGAAAGAACGGATCAAGGGCGGACTTGCCACGGAAAGCCAAGCTATCCGTGCTAGCGGCAATAACCCGGCAGAAGTGAAGCGCCAGCGGATTGTTGAAGTGCAAGAAAATAAACAAGCTGGGCTTAAATTTGATACCGATTTGACCAATATACAAGGAATAATCAATGAAAAGAAAACAAATGATACTCGCCCCCGTAGCGATAACGAACAACAAGATGAATAATCAATCTTGGTTTTCTATTAAAGCCTCTGCCAATCAAAGTGCGGAGGTTTTTATTTATGATGAAATTGGAATGTGGGGTGTTTCAGCACAGCAATTTGCCAATGAATTAAAAGAAATTGGCAACGTGCGGCAAATCAATCTCCATATTCATTCTCCCAGCGGTGATGTGTTTGACGGCATTGCCATTTATAACTTACTGAAAAATCACCCAGCGAATAAGACCGTCTATATCGACGGTCTTGCTGCATCTATGGCTTCTGTTATCGCAATGGCAGGCGATGAAGTCATTATGCCTGAAAACGCAATGCTAATGATCCATAAGCCTTGGGGCATTCAAGGCGGCGACGCGGAAGAATTGCGTAAATATGCGGATTTGTTGGATAAAGTGGAAAGTACGTTATTGATAGCGTACACCGCAAAAACAGGCAAATCCGAAGATGAATTAGCGGCAATGCTCGCTGTGGAAACTTGGCTTACCGGCAAAGAATGCGTTGAGCTTGGTTTCGCTGACAAACTGGCCGAACCCCTTGTGGCGATGGCTTCCATTCAATCGAAAAAAATAGAGGATTTTACCAATATGCCTAATGAAATCAAAAATATGTTGTTGAAGCCACAAGGCAATGCAAAAAATCAGAACGTGGCACCAGAACAAAACCCAGAACAACCACAACCGCACGACAAACCAGCAGTGCAAGCGGTAGATAATACCGCACAAGTGCAAGCGCAAATGGCACAACGAAATCTGGCAATCAAGGCAGTATTTGCCCCATTCAACGGCCAATTTAATGATTTGCTAGTGGAGTGCTTAGGTGATGTCACAATCACCGCAGAGCAAGCCAAAGATAAATTATTGGCGAAACTCGGTGAAAACACCACACCAAGCGTACCACAAAATCATATTCACGTTGACAACGGCAATATTGTCGGCGATAGCGTGAAAGCCTCTTTGCTTGCTCGTGCAGGTTTTGAAAAAGCAAAAAAAGACAACGCCTACAATTCAATGACTTTGCGTGAATTGGCGCGCGCATCGTTGGTTGATCGTGGTGTAGGTATTGCCGGAATGAATGCAATGCAGATGGTGGGAATGGCATTTACTCATTCCACCTCTGATTTTGGGCAGATTTTGATTGATGTTGCACATAAATCCGTATTAAAAGGTTGGGCAGAAAGCACCGAAAACTTTGAACAATGGACGCATAAAGGTACGCTTACCGATTTCCGCCCTGCTTATCGTGTCGGCTTAGGTAGCTTTGAAAGTCTGCCTCAAGTTCGCGAAGGGGCAGAATATACTTATGTGACCCTTTGGTGATACTGGTATGCACGTTTCGC